GCCCCCTGTTAGCCATAGCCTCTACTGCACCACGAATAGCTTTAATGTTCTCATCAATCCTAGCCATAGACACAGCCTGAGTGTTAACAGCAGATTCAAGTCTTGATATTCTAGATTGTGTTTCCATGATGTCATCACGGTTACTTTCGATGTCCGACATCATCATAGATACAGTCCATACGATAGCTGCACCCTGAGTAATGAGACCTAAGATTAACCCTATGGATAAATTATTGTTAATCATCTCTCTGCTCATGGGTACGTCTTTCGGTCAAGTTCAAAGTGAGGTGCGTCATAGAAGCTCTTCCAGTCACCACCCCATACGATAGGAATTTCGAGGTCTTCAGCCGCTTCCTTCATAGCTTCAGCCATAAGCTCAAAGCGGTCTAGGTCTTCCCAATCGACAGGATAAGGAACCATGTCTACGGCATGACCTGTGATATGTCGTGAGTTCAAGGTAGTTGACTTACCAGCCTTGAGTAACTCTCGTTGACGGTTGATGTGACGGATACCTTCGATGACCGTGAAGTCAACCTCAGTGATCTCAATGGCTCTCTTAACTACAGCGACCATATCAGGGTTAACGCCTGACAGGCTCTGTAGACTGCGTGTACCTAGTTTGTAGGACATTAGCTATTCCTTATTCTGGTTTAGTAGGCCACAGTGGGGCCGAGGGGTCTTCTGTGTTCGCTGGTAAGTCACGAAGGGCTTGACGGTAGGTAGCCCATGCAGCCTGATCTACTGGTGCATCTGGAACTTGTGTCCAATCAGATGACTTTAACATTAGGTTCCTAGTTGACCTTAATTCGTCCATTAGACTGTCGTTATATTCAACAAGAGCATCACCACTAACAGGGCAAACAGTTCCATCAATCAGCATTGTGTCTCGACCATGTTCACCACTTACGATCTGCTGATTAAGCTCTAATGTTGGAACATCTCCTGTGCAGTCTACATCTGCAAGCCAATTACCGTTTGATTTGTATAATGTGTATCTCATATTAAGCCTTAAACGTCAGGAGTGAAACTGCGACCCTGTAATACATATTGCCACTAGGAGTTCCACTTAACGTAAATCCTAGTGAGCCGCTTGTTGAGGTGGCTGTAGCCGAGACCGCGTGAGTATTCGGCGTGATGGGACTAGAATTTTCTGAGACGAACCCCCCAGTTGATTGCGTGTGAGCTAATGTTACGTTTGTTCCTACGGGGGTTATACTAATCTGGGGGCTAGATTTACTCATCCCAAATCTACCAGTGATAACTGCAATCATGCTTGATCCAGTAGTTACTCCGCTAAAGGACACAGTGACATTAACCGTCCCAGAGGTGTTGAAGAAACTATCTACAGTGGTAGCTCCAGCCACACCAATCCCAGGCAATCTGGCTACATCCAGTGTACCAGCGGTAATCTTATCGGCACTCAAGCTCCCAATCTTTGCGCTGGTTACTGCCAAGTCTTGTATTTTAGCAGATGTGATTGCAGCGTTTGCGATTTTAGCGTTAGTCACGACAGCATCGGTAATCTGCGCTGAGTTTGTAATTATACCTGATGCGGCAATCAGACCACCTGTGATCGTGTTAGCAGTTATTTTGTCGCCAGTAATTACACCCGCAGCAATAGCATTTGCGCCCACAGCATTGGCAGATATTTTTGCGGCGGTTACACTATCGCTTGCTAACTTTGCCTCAGTAATAGTGCCACTTGGTATTTGACCCGCCGCAATAGTACCCTGTAATTCATTGAAGTTTACATCACCAACATCCGCAGCAACGGATTCCCAAGCTGAACCCGTCCAGCTATATAACTTCGCATCGCTAGTGTTAAAGACTTTTTCACCTGTAAATGTACCAGAAGCGGGAAGTGATGAAACATCCTCAATGGCATATAAACCTTGATCGGTGAACAAACTATAGACACCATTAGCGAAGTCATCGTCATCAATAAAGGTGGTTGTCGCTGATACACCAGTAGTAAATGCAGAGGTATTACCGCTGTAATCTACCGACTTTAAGAAGTAATACTTGGTTTCCTGTATACCCAAGTTGGAACGAATGAACTCGTTACCACCAGAGATGCCAACCTTAGTGGCCCCGACAGACGTATTAGAAGTGTTCTCCCAAACCTCAACAAAGTTAAGATCAGAGTCAGCAGGGTTAGTCCAGCTAACAGTGATATACCTGAAGCCACCATCAGCAGTAATTGCTGTAGGTAGGCCCGGTGCCGTTACATCCCCACCCCCTGTAAACTGGGCCGTGACAAATGCTCCCTTAACACCGTTAATACTTACTGCCCTAACCCTAAAGATGTACTCTATGTTATCAACTAAAGGAGATAACTCTATAGTTGTATTGGGGGTAGTTGTGCTTGAGTAGCTACTGTCTGACAAAGCCTTCCACTCAATATCATAGTGTGATACAAAAGAGCTTGTTGCAGCAGTCCACGACAGTATAGCAGAGTTAATAAACGTACCGTCACCTTGTGTACGACCACCACCGGAAACGACCAAATTAGTTACAGCTAATCCACTAAAGGGATCAGGCAGGGTAGTGTTATCACGCTCATAGGCTTCACCATCGTCAACTTCATCGTACACAGATTCAGCAGTTTCCCGTAGGGTCATCTGTGTCTGTAGATCAAGTCCATCAGTAAGCCCAAAGTTCCAAGATACAACCTCAAACTCTTTGTTAGTCCAACCAAAGCGAGAGTTAGTCAAGCGGATGTTATCACCAACTTGAACCTGTAGCGTCTTTAGTCCAAAGGAGGCACTAACAACAAGCTGTTGTCGGTTTCGATCCAGAGAAATTCTGGCGATACGTCTAGCTTCAATAGAGTTATCTGTGAATGGTAAGTCAACGTCAGCAGTAGATACTTGTCCATTATCCGCAGCAATAGACGCAGCACTATTTACCTGTGGGTAATCTGTGGTCTGCCAGTTACTCTCTTCACCACGGAATGTACCCTTGACCGTATTAAAGTTGTTTCTACGAGAGTGACGTGTAGATACACTTATGTTAGAACGAAGGTCATCTTCGTTAAGATCAAGCACAGGTGCAGTCCAGTAGGCTGGCTTCATTCTCCAGCTACCTTGAGCATACCACAAGCTACCATCCATAGAGGTAAGCATGTTATTAATCATGTCGTATGGAGTAACTGAGGTAGTGAAAGCACCATTACAAGTATAACGTGTTGTACCAGCGATTGTGTTAGTCTGGTCACACACGTTAGCAGCAGTAGTTACCAAAACATCATCAATGTTAGCTGTGTCTTCAGCTACACCGTAGGGGGCTGTTAGATAGTCTCTCAAGCACAAAGCTGGGTTATCTGAATATGCTGTCGTTGATGTACGAGGGTCATAGACCTTCTTACCTTTGACTATGGCTGTAAACTCTGGAATACCATCTGGATAAACGTCTGCATTATACTTCATCCGTATATACATATATGCAATACCACGGAGCCTACAAGTGTCAGTCCAGTGTGCAGACTCACTTACAAGGTCTGTATCAGCAGTTTGATCTGGAGACCCCAAGTGGAAATTAATACGAAGGTATCCATCATAACGATCAGAAGAACTTCCATCTGCATCTGTTACTGTGGATACATTCCCATCTTCGTCAATATCATCAAAGTCAACATAGGAATCATTGATATAGATTCTATCGAAAGATGTAATCTCATGCCCAGCGACAGCAATGATCCGGTGGAGATACTCGTTAGTGTCACCTGTAGCTTCATCGTATATACGAGCGCCACCAACACGCATCTTACCATAGATAATCTGATGGTCTAGTGCTGTGCCAATAGCTGTAGTTTGATAACCACGGTTAGCTCCAGCTATAGAAGGCTTGGGACTAAGTGCCTTAAGTGCAGCACCAAGTACTAGATTTGTAGCCAGACCTATAGCCGCTAACGCAAATGTCCCAGTAACCGCACCAATGCCAATAGCCGCCCCAAAAGCAGAGGCAGCAACAGCACTTCCGACAGCAGCTAAAGCCGTAATAACAACCATATTATAAAACCTTCTCGTATTTAGTTTCTATCTCATGGTATCCCATGCGAGTAAGAAAGTTTCCAATGGGGTTCTTCACAGATGAAGACGCAACGACCCTACAGACACCATCTTCCTTCATACAAGTCTCCACAAACTTAAACAAGCGTTTGCCTACTGTAGACTTCCTGTAGTCCTTGTGAACATATACTGCATCGTAGTAACCCATTAAGTCAAACTTAGCTGTCAAGGGGGTTATGATTAGTACGACAAAGTACCCAATCAATAGCCCATCTTTCCTAGCGGTGAAGAACTTAAGATGTCCAGCATCCTCTAAACGAAAGTACTCATCCCAGTTTATATGAAGCTCTTGTGTAGGATGACCTGACTCGTCCCACTCAAGTATAGCTAAGGGGGCAACTTCATCTTCCACAAGGCTTAGAAACTCTTGTTGATATGTTACCATTACGCAGTCTTTCTACCCCAAGGTATCTTTTTGTCTTGTAGGTCTTCAATAAAGTTTAAGCCATCGTCATCAGGGTAGATTGACTTCTGATAACCAGAGGTAAACCTAGCTACTCTAGCTCTCTCCAAGTCGATGAGCTTGTTCTCAACAGCAAGTTGGATACTTGATATTTCCCCAGACTCTTCTATGTTCATCTGATCCATGTAACCTGAGAATAGCTCGTTAAAGCCTTTTGACATACTCTCAAGGTTAATTCTACCGCCACCCTCTAGGAGAATGTAGTTGCCTGTCTCTTGGAGTAGGCTATCGCGTAGAAATGTACCAAAGTAAATCTTAGCGACACGACCTTGGTAAGGAGTACCTAAAGCTAAAGACAGTAGATCCGAGGGAATACCGCTAAGGGTAATTGTAGCACCCTTAACAGCCATTTCTGAGGTCTCTTCGATGGAGGATATACTTAAGAGTTGACCAAGGCCAATCCATTCAGTCCCATCTTCGAGAACTAATG